TGCCGTTGGACGGACGGACTGCTCTCGGTGCGAAGGCGGGGCACTAAAGTTCTTTCCGCGGCGGCGCTGTTTCTCACGGCAGTGCCAGCGCTTGGCATGTCTTATAATGTAGTAGCCCTTCCGGACGTTGGAGGAGAAGGATTCAGTCAAGCCCTTGGGATCAATGACGCGGGCGACATCGTCGGTTATTCGCAGGCTGCCAACGGCGTCGAAGCAGTCGAGTGGATACGGAGGGGAGCTCCGAAGATCCTCCAGGACGCCGCGGGAGAAGGTAGCGTTGCGGTAGCTATTAATAACCCAGGCTATGCCGTTGGCTATTCGATTATTGGCGGCGGAAGCGGGACCGAAGCGGTCAAGTGGACACCCGATGGCACGGCCACCGTCCTGGAGAATATTCCAGGATATGTTTACAATGGAACAAACCTCTACAGCGCTGCGGCGATCAACGGAGCCGGTTACATCGTCGGCTATTCGACTGACAGCGGCGGTTACGCACATCCAGTCGAGTGGGCACGCAACGGATCGATCACCGCGTTGCAGGAACTGGGGGCGCCGGGAGGCTTCGCGAACGCCATCAATGCTGCAGGGTTCATAGCAGGAGAGTTGTTTACGAGTACGGGTGGCGAAGCTGTTGTGTGGTCACCTGATGGAAATCCTACAGTATTGCAAGCCGTTCCCGGCTACGACCTCACTGTCGCAACCGGGATCAACGACGCAAACTTCGTTGTCGGTTATGCGTTTTCGTCGGTTAGCGGCGATCAGATACCGGTCGAATGGGCGCCCGACGGAGCGCTGTCATTTCTTCAAGATGTTGCTGGACTTAAAAGCAGCGTCCCATTCGACATCAACAACGCCGGCAACATAGTTGGCCGCTCCGGGACTAATGGGATTCTCGACGCAGTTGTCTGGGCGGAGAACGGCACGGGAGTGGCGCTGCCGGAGGGAACCTACGCATTCGCGATCAATAGCGCGGGTGACATTGTCGGCGATAACTACCCTCATGACCACCTCTCCACTGCGCTCTTATGGTTGGCCCATCCCTGAGCCTTCAACTTGGGTGATGATGCTGGCCGGCTTTTTCGATCTCAGCTTCGCCCGCCTGCTCCGCCGAGCGTAAGCCGGGTCAGCCGTTCGCTATGTGACGGCCAAGTTGGGGAACGCGGGCTGCCCGGGAAGACCCGGTATCCGCCCATTCGAGACCTTCCCGACCATGCGATGTAGGCCGGGCCCCGACCACGGCGAAATCTTCAGCGCTCTTCCGACTGGCAGGAGTCGACCCGTTCCTGCCGTTCCGCAAGCCCTATTTTCTCGACGTTTCAGCTTCGCGCCAAATCTTCAGAGAGCTCGATCACTAGCACCCTCGCCGTAGGTAGGGCTGACTAGTCTTAGTCTAGTCTTAGTCTAGCAAGGGAGGCCGGAAGCCCATGGGCGTATTGATCCGTCCGCGCTTCGGCCAGGCCTGTTTCGACTGCGGCGAGCCCGTGTCGACGCAGCGAATTGAGGCTCTCCAGCGCAACGCCGAAATCGAGCGGCGGCGCTGGCTAATCGGACCTGGTGTGCGTCTGCTGCGCAAACAAGCGCGAGATCGCCGAGTGGGCCGGCGTGCCGCGCAAATAGCAATGTCTTCCGATCTGACGCTGCTGCAGGTCGGAGGCGCGCCGGCGGCGGGGCTCGCGGATGCACTGACTTCCGCCGCCGGCTACGCGCTCAGCGAAAAGGCCGACGGGACCCGCCGCGCCTACCGCGCCGACATCCGCCGTTTCTCGACCTGGTGCGAGGCCGTGGGCGCGATCGCGCTGCCGGCGACGCCGGCGACCGTTGCGGCCTATCTGGCGGCCCTCGCCGATCTCCGTCTCAAGGTCTCGACCATTTCGCGCAGCGCAGCGGCGATCGCTTACGCGCACAAGCTCGCCAGCTTCGAGCCGCCGATCAACGAAAGCGTCAAAGCGGTCATGCGCGGCATCAGGCGCAAGCTCGGGACCGCGCAGAAGGGCAAGGCGCCCGCTACGGCGGCGGTCGTGGCGAAGCTCGTCAAGCGCATTCCCGATGACCTTTCGGGCAAGCGCGACAAGGCGCTGATCCTGATCGGCTTCGCCGCGGCGTTGCGCCGCAGTGAGCTCGTCGCGCTCACACTTGCCGACGTCGAGCGCGCGCCAGACGGAATCGTGCTCCACATCCGCCAGTCGAAGACCGACCAGGACGGGCAAGGCGATCAGATCGCGGTGCCGAACGGGCGCAAGCTCAAACCCGTCGAATCGCTCGACGTCTGGCTCGAGGCGGCGGCGATCACGGAAGGGCCAATCTTCCGGCGTGTCATGAAGGGCGGCCTCATCTCAAGCGAAGCGCTCGACCCGCAGTCGGTCGCGCTGATCGTCAAGCGCTGGTGCCGCGCGGCCAGAGTTGACCCGACTCTGTTTTCCGGACACTCGCTGCGCGCCGGCTTCGTCACCTCCGCGCTCGCGGACGGCGCCGATCTGTTCAAGGTGATGGACGTGACCCGCCATCGCGAGGTCAAGACGCTGAAGGCCTACGACCGACGCGCAAAGGCGTTCCGAGACCACGCGGGCAAGGGCTTCCTGTGAGCGACAGCGAGCTGCGGATCCTGGCGCTGCGCCTGGCGCTCGAATGCGAAGGGCCGAAGGCGATGACCAACGAGGTGCTGGACGCGGCCGAAGCGATCTATGCCTTCCTCGCCGCCCAGGACGAAGGCGCCGGCGTCAAAGCCGGACGCCGCCCGAACTGATCCGATGGCCTGAGACCCGACGCGATGGTTCGGATGCTTGCGCCGCGGCTTCCCCTCGCGCGGACCGCAATAGTTCGGCTGCCGCCGAAAGAGGCTGACCCCTACTACCTCACGCCCGAGTGGCGGGATCTGCGCCGCCAGACGCTCGAGCGCGACGGCGGCGTCTGCACGGTGCCGGGCTGCGGCCGCGCGGCCGTGGTGGCCGACCACATCGTCTCCCGCAAGGAAGGCGGCGCGGACGCGCTGCACAACACGCGGTCGCTGTGCCGCTTGCACGACAACCGCTTCCGCGAAGGTCCGACCGGAAGGCGCCGCGAGCGCGCGGAGGGGTAGGGGGTTTGCGTTTTGCGCCGGCGCCCTCGCTGGCAACCGGCCGCCCCCGCACGCGCAGAATTTTTTTGCCCCTAAAAGAGAATTCCTTTGGCCCGCAAAAAAGAGAGCAACGGCGCGCCGACGCACAAAGAGCCGGCTCCGTGGCCGGCTGACAAGGTCGAGCGCCGGAGCGTCGCGTCTCTCGTCCCCGCCGCCCGCAACCCGCGGACGCATTCGCCTGAGCAGGTTGACCAGCTCGCGGCGTCGATCCGCGAATGGGGCTGGACAGTTCCCGTCTTGGTCGACGAGCAGGGCGGCCTCCTCGCCGGCCACGGGCGGGTGCTGGCGGCCAAGAAGCTCGGCCTCGCGGAAATCCCGGTCATGGTCGCCGCCGGCTGGTCCGAGGCGCAGAAACGCGCCTATGTGATCGCCGACAACAAGCTCACTCTGAACGGCGGCTGGGATGACGAACTGCTCAAGGTCGAGCTGGACGATCTGAAGGCGCTCGACTTCGACCTGGCGCTGATGGGCTTCTCGCTCGACGAGATCGGCGCCCTGTCCGGGGACGCGCCGGCGCCGGGCGGGGACGGGATCGAGACGCCGGGGGCCGGCGCCTACAAGGAGCAATACGGCGTGATCGTCGTTTGCTCGAGCGAGACGGACCAGGCCGAGATTTACGAGCGCCTCAAGGGCGAAGGCCTGACGGTCAAGGTGGTGACGACGTGAAGATCGCGGTCCGCAACCGCTGCTCGGATTTCGACAGCTACCGGTCGGCGCGGGTCAAATCCCTGTTCAACGCCGAGAGCGGCTGCGACTCCTCTTTCGACGCCGAGCTCGATCTTTGCGGCGACTGGCAGATCGGCGTCGTCGTCGGGCCGTCCGGCTCGGGCAAGACCTCGATCGGCCGCCTGATCTTCGGCGAGCTGGCGCCCTTCTGGACGCCGGAATGGCCGGACGACCGGCCGATCGTCGACGCGATCGCGCCGTCCGGCTCGTTTGACGACGTGACGGCCGCGCTGGGCTCCGTCGGCCTCGGGACGGTTCCGACCTGGTTGCGCCCCTACCCGGTCCTCTCCAACGGCGAGAAGTTCCGCGCCGACCTGGCGCGCCTGGTGGTCGAGGCCCCAAGCCAAGCGATCGTCGACGAGTTTACCTCGGTGGTCGACCGCCAGATCGCCAAGTTCGGCGCGCTCGCCTTCGCCAAGGCCTGGCGGCGCACCAAGGGCAAGCGGGTCGTTCTCCTGACCCCACACTACGACGTGGTCGAATGGATCGAGCCCGACTGGGCCTTTGACACAGCGAAGCGCAGCTTCGCGAGGGGGTCTCTTCGGCGACCTCGCTTCGATCTCGAAATCTGGAAGACGGACGGCGGTTACT